CACGTCGCCCCTGATGCTGGACACGTCGCCCGTGATGCTGGACACGTCGCCCGTGATGCTGGACACGTCGCCCGTGATGCTGGACACGTCGCCCGTGATGCTGGACACGTCGCCCGTGATGCTGGACACGTCGCCCCTGATGCCGGTCACGCTGCCCGTGATGCCGGACACGTCGCCCCTGATGCCGGTCACGTCGCCCCTGATGTTATCATGAGCACCAGTAATTTTAATGCCATTGACAATATGATAAATTTCATTTTCAATTTTTATAAGATTTTTGATCATGGTGTACTCTCCTTTAAAAAGTGTGAAAAGATGTTACCGATATATTATATTATGTTCATGAGCGCGTTGAAGCATGAAAACTCGGAATTTTCCGAACCGCGAGCCATTCCCGAAAAATGTTTTGACATTGCGCCGAAAAGGTTCGGTTCTCGTTTTCTGCGATTTCCATTATTTCTTTTTTCGATTCCGTATCGATTCGTATGTGGATTACTTCGGATTTTTTACTCATGGTTTTTATCCCCTCTTCTTAGGTTTTGTTATAAGTATAACACCAATTTCAACAAAAGTCAACACTTATTTATCTTTTCTAAGGACTCCTATGGCCCAATAAAAATAAGCTGAGTCGTCCCGCTCACCCCAGCGGGTTAAATCAACATCAAAAAAGTGAGTATGACGCGATGACAGAAGAAAGAAGACACAGGCCCCCGCGAAGATCTGAAGACTATGACCGGCGCTGTTGCGACGAAATCATCGAAATATCTGCCAAAGTCGAAGCATTGGAGGAAAAAATGAGCCGGGAAGTTACCGATCGAGAAAAAGCGGACACGGAAATGGCTACAATATCGGACAAGGTGCATGTATCTAAAATGAGCCGGGGGCAACTAATTTTCACATTGTTCTCTACGTTAACCATGGCTGCGGGCGCGTTTGGATTCTTCGCGATACATATACAAGAAAATGCGAAAGTGGAAAATCGCGTGACCCTCGCGGATAGTGCCATAGCTAACGTTAGAGTCGAGGTAGCTGACCTCAAGTCCCGGACAGAAAATTTGAAACTCGTTCCACGCATGAGTGTTGTAATGGACACTCTGCTTGTAGCAATCAGAAATGCCAACTCAAAGCACGGTAAATAAAGTATGTTATATTGCGATGGAGGTGGTTGCATGAACCGACAAGCAATCGAAGGTCAGTTGAAAATTGACGAAGGCATAAGGCTTGCAACTTACGCTGATTCGGTTGGTAAGCTCACCATAGGGATAGGGCACTTAATTATTCCCACAGATCACATTTTACAAGGGGACGCCATCTCCCCGGAGCGCTGCGAAGCGCTTTTTAAATCCGATCTTGACACCGCAATCGCAGGCGCAAAAGACATATTCCCTAAATTTAACTATTTCAGCGACAATCTTCAAGGCGCCATTGTGAATCTTGTTTTTAATTTAGGAACGACAGGCTTGAAGAAATTTAAGAAATTTGTCGCCGCAATAAATGACGATGAAGACGAAACGGCGGCCAAAGAACTGGAAAACAGCAAATGGTACGCTCAGGTTGGCAACCGCGCCAAAAGAATTGTAGAGATTGTTCGGGGCTGTGCTACGCCATACGAGGAAGAAGAAGGGTACTATGCCTGACGACGACATGGAAGACTTTTTGAACGAGCTGGAAAGTGATCTTCCGCTTCCCGAGGCGATAAAAAAAATGAATTTGGTACTTGGCGGTAATGAAAGCTTTGACGGGCCGTTTGTTGGCCCTTGCGATAAATTTTAACTTTTAAACAGGAGGATGTATGCGGTATACGAAAACTCAGGCGTTGATGATTGTCGGCGGAATGTTTATTATGGCAACAATGATTTCCGCAGCGTTCGCAGATACCGACGGATTCACACAATTGCTCAATCTCCTGCATGCTCCGGCATGGGCAGGATGGATTGTCAGCTTTATTATTGGCAGCGGGGTTCTTGGGGGATTCACGGCTGTTGCAATGGCCGTTCGAGATTTGATTAACCATACTGTCAAACTTGTGGATATAATTAAAAAAGAGAACGTAAGCACTGAGGCAAAAGAAGAAGCGAATGGCGCTCTTGATGCAATAATGATTATCATGAGCAAGATACCACTTCCGTTTGTTCGCAGCAAAATTCCGTTTGTGCAAAACGCGAAGATTAAAATAGACGAACTCCCAAGTGCTACCATTGTAATCACCCCTACGCCTATCAATGGCGGTTCCGCACCTCTTGAACGGATTTATACCAATACGCAGCCGATACCGCCATTAGAGCAACCCGTGATTACTCCGATAGCCCCGACAGCGGCCCCCGTTGATCCTGTAGCTGGACAGGTGGGGTAAAACATGAAAAACATTATCGCGATAGTCGGTGCGCTATTTCTTTGCGTTCAAGCTCCGGTTTTCGCAAAGGATGATTTCAGCCATCCTTTCGATTACCTTTTCAGCGTGCGGCCATTACAACAGGGCATAGGTATTCAGGCGGAATCGGGGGGCGTATGGGAACTGAAACCTACGGCGGCACAGGCATTGCTTGAGGTCAAACGATCGTCTGCTGGAACCTTCCAGGCTTCAGCGCTTACAGGGACCGGAGGCGGGCTCACGTACCAGCGAACCATTGTTGTGAATGGAGAGAATTATTCGTCTTTCTCCGTGTCGCTTCTCGGGCTATTCGGCCCGGTTTTTCCCGGCGCTTCGAGCGTGGATTTTAGCGGCGCCATCGGGGCGAGCGTACTTAACAACCTTGTAGGGGTATACGCCAAATGCGACGGCGTAAAATGGTCGATGTTGATAGCGGCCAATATAAATATCTTCAACAACTGAGGCGAAGATATGACCCTGACGGTGGATGAAAGCTTCATTTACATGGATTGGATTAAGGCGTTTTGTAAAAAGAATAACTGCAAGATTGTAATTCAGAAGCAGAAAGATAAGTGCCTTTAAAATTTCTATGGGGATGACGCGCATTATTGAGTAATTCCACATTCTTTGCAATAAGCATGCTGTAAATCATTACTACCGCACGACACACAGCGTGGCGTACTTTGCTCTGTTGTAGGTGCTACACCCGCCAGAGTACACCCCGCTGTATGCCGCATCTTAGCCACAATTTCAGTAACCCTGCCGTAAGCCGAAACACGTCTATCGTTAAAATCCTGAAGCTCTGTAGCAAGAGTGGCAATTTCAGCCTTTAGCTGTTGGCTGTCTGTAGCGGCCAACTCCGCTGTATTCTGAGGCGCGACTCTTTGGTTTGGGTTGATTTGGCGACAATGCTGCTTATTCCAATTGTTAAGCTTAACTGGTTTAGCCCTCATTGGACATCTTTTAGTACGACAACTCACGGTTAGCCAATCATCTGGTTGATTCGGAATTTCTCCGCAAAACGGGCATGGATAAACCATGTGAACTTCTTTTTTATTTTGCATTGTCGCGCCTTGCACGAAGTTCCGCGCATTTCTTAGTTCCAAAAGTAAACCCATAGTTACATATCGGGACTGGGTGTTGACACTCCGCACACTTGCGCGGATGGTCGCAAATTTGCGCTGCTTCAGCCGCCATGCCTGTGTTGGTGGATGTGCCTGCCGACTCCGAAGAATCAGCGGGCGGTTGATGTTTGATTTGCAAAACGAGTTCATTTACAAGTAAGAGTTGCGACGGCAATAGCCCTTTTGCGTTACGCATGAGCCGAACGAACGGGGCTGGTTTTGTGCGAAGGTTTTCGCGCCGCCTCATAATAATGGGCTTTTCCGCAATAACGTCCATTTTCGTCAGTAGGATCTCTCTTAACCATTTTTCAACTCCTTTATACAGGCTTCCCGCAAATCGGACACGTTTTTATCAACTTATCTAAATGATGCTTAAAAAAATTAGTAGCCTCGCAGCATGGCATAATTTGTTTGTTAGGTGCCGGATTTAAAACTTCAGACAGCTTTGAACATGGTGGATAACCGTCAGTAAAATCAAGTAAACACTGCTTAATCATGTTGTCTTTACATTTACGGCAAATATATTTGTCCATTTCAAATCTTGCCGCTTCCATAATGTTCTGCGGGCGCATTCAAAAAATATTCGTTCTCTTCGTTAGACCCTTTGCCAACGCCACGGCCCACTTCCACCCCGGATCGAGTTTGGAAAATAGTTGTGTATGGATAGCTTCCCCTGACAGATAACGTAACGTCAAGTGGGCCGATTACTGAATAAAATTTTTCCTTAGTTACTGCAACCATTTTTCCTCCGTTGCGCCCGCCTATCAAAAATTTCTTAAGGCGAGCATTTCAACTAACGTCTCGCCGCACCGCTTGAAGTGCGGTACAACTGCATATTATTCAAACCGCATTTCAAGCTGCGGCTGTTGTGCGATGTGCTCGCCGTTTCCGCTGCATTCTGCGGGAGCGTCTTCTCCGAAAAGTTCGACTTGCGAGATACGCTCGACGGCAATTTCACAATAGTCGCGTTCAATTTCAATTCCGACCGCCTTGCGCCCCATGCGTTTTGCAGCGACCAGCGTGCTACCTGAACCCATGAATGGATCAAATATCGACCCGCCCACATTACAGCCAATTAACTGAGAAAGCAAATTGGTCGGCTTCTCAGTCGGATGCAACAGTTTTGCCGGTGGCACCCTTTCGCAAAAGATAACGTCGGCGGGTCTTCGCGTGAATTGATGATCAGGCCCCGGATAGAACAGGCACGCCTCCCACATACGGCCATAAGCATGTTCAAGGTCTCCCGCCGACCAGTTATTCTTCGCCCACACGATGCAGCTTTTAGCTGGCGGAAGGCTTGCAAGGTTGTCCCACCGGCAAAACAAATAACAGCACCGTTTCGCCTGCAGAAGCTTCGCAACAACGTCAACAGGATAAGTTTCATCGCCGACCAATTTGCTATGCGGGTTACCATACTTATAATGCCCCGAATGGTACTCCATACCATACGGCGGGTCGGTTAGCACGATATCGAAAGGCGCAAGGCTATCAATCAACTCGCGACAGTCCGCATTGTAGATTGTGATTTGTGAATCTTCGTAAAATGGTTTCATTCTTTTGTCTTTCGCGCCCGCCTATAATTCATGGATTTTACGGCGATCATTTTGCACAACGTATATTGTCCGAAGTATATACTACTTTCTTAGATGTTCAATCGAATGGCACCTGTTCCAAGCGAAACGTTTTCTTTTTTTGCCTCTCGATGTAAAAGATATTTTAGCGCGTACGCAACCGATCCAGTTTCAGCAAGTTTACACCCTGTTCTTAAAGACAGCGCCCTGGCGTATCTTTTTTCTTCTAAAGTTAGTCGTATGGTTGTTATTTTTGATTTCATGTATACTAATATACCGCAATACACAATAAAAGTCAATAGTATTTATTTATTTTTTTTTACCCTTAATTTTCGTGCCGATATAGGGGCACACTACCCTATTTATCTGTTTCTTACTCGTAAACACACAGGGGTGAAACGCCTCACACCCTTCCACGTAGGGGCATGCCCATCGCGATCCACCGTTCAGCACAAGAACCCCGCGCAACACTCCGTCGCTTGTGTACCATTCCCCTTGAGTCGGCATTCTCGCAGTTAGGCAATAATGTTCTCCCGCAACGGAGTAGTAAACGTACTGCTTTACATGCCGTACTTCTTCGTTGGCAATTGCCAGTTCAAGGTTTTCCTCAAGATCGGCTTCCTTCTCTTCTTTGGTTTTCACTAAAGTCAGGAATTAGCTTAAAATTCTGTCCGGGTTGCGTCATATTCTTCCTTAATCAAATTTTTAAAATTCATTGTTTCTTTGTCAAAAATCACATTGTAATATCCAGTACCGCCATTTTTGTTTTTTGCTATAATTATTTCCGCAATTCCTTTTTTATCTGAATCGCGCTTGTAATATTCTTCGCGATATATAAAAATCACCTTGTCCGCGTCTTGTTCGAGGCTACCAGAATCTCTCAAATCAGAAAGTATGGGTATTGGGGGATTCCGCATTTCAACTGATCTCGACAACTGACAAAGAGGCATAATCGGAACACCTAGTCGCAACCCAATATTTTTTAACCCCGCGCTTATTTGAGAAATTTCTTCATTGCGAGATCGGCCGCCTTTAACTTGGATCAATCCCAGGTGGTCGATTATTATCAATTTAATGCCAAAGCGTTTAGTATAGGCCTCCGAAACGCTTTGAATGTGCCCTATTGTAATATCTGGCGAATCGTCCAAATAGATAGGAAATTCCATAGCTTTACCAGAAAGTGCGGTCATAGCCTCAAGCTCGCTAAAATTTCCACGAATAGCTTTCCCATAAGAAGTATTTGTTTCGGCAAAAACTATTCTCCCACACATTACATTTTTAAGGGTTTCCAAGCTAAAAATTAAAACCGGATATCCATCCTTTGCGGCCTGTCGAGCAATCTGATTCGCCAGCGAGGTTTTACCCATGGATGGCCTTCCAGCAAGCAAAACGTATTCTCCTGGCATAAAAACTCCAAAATCTCGATCTACATCCACCAATCCGGTTTTAATGCCTTCACCAAGTTGCAAAATCTTAAATTGGTTATACAAGTCCGGCATTATTTCCATAATCGATTGCGGCTTGTTGGCCTTTTGCTCGATCGGGTTTAACTCAACCATTAAATTTTCAGCTATGGATAACGCGGAGGCGTCAAAATCCTCGCATAGTTGCATTTGAGCGAGTTGTAGTGCTTTTAACTGCCGCCTACGGTATGCGCGTTCCTGGAGCGTTTGAATATAATATTCAAGATTTTCGCTTGATGCACTATTTCCGGCAATTTCGGCTATCATTTCTGCGTGCTGCGGGAATTTATCGGCCAGAATGACCATATCGGTGATTAAAGAGTCAACCATGAACGAAAAAACTTTAGCGTGATCTGTAGAGTAAAAGTCCGAAACCTTGATTTGCGCCGAATATTTCAAAAAGGTTTCGCGGGATATTAAAAATGATGCCAATATTGCACGCTCAATGTCTAAGCATTTTGGCGGGATTGTTTCAGAGATCACTAATTGCGCCTTTCGTATGGGTTTGATGTATCGGCAAGTTTTGTTTGGGGTTCGTCTTCCCATCTCCGCTGGTTTAAGTATGTAGCTGGCAGGGGAATAAATTGTCCGCTATCTTTATTCCATTGCTCAGATTTCTTTTGCCATTCCAGGGCCATTTTGATTTTTACAAGAGATTCTGTCGGAGCCGATATTTTATTCCATATTTTTTCCGCTGCCCCTTTACCTACTTTTTTTGGATATAGTTTCCAAAATTCATCAAAAGAAGAAAGTACCAAAGAAGAAATAATACAAGAGTCTTCTTCATTCTTTATTCTCTGTTCTTTATTCTCTGTTCTCTGTTCTTTATTGACCTCAAGTTGAGGGCAATTAGAGGTCAACTTGACCTCAAATCCATAATCGATTGTGTTTTCACAATTTACGTTTTTTCTAAACGTTTCGTACACGGAATTGTGGAATCTATTTTTGAGATTCAAAACCGAATAATGAAAAGAAATGTAGTTCACTAAAAACCATTTTCCGTTATCCAAAACAATAATCCGCTGCTTTTCGTGGTTGGCAAGTTCGAGAAATTTGTCTTTGTGAATTTTGTGTCCGCTGATTTGCTCGAAGCGCTTAAAATTGGGACGCCAGAACCCGGCATGATCGCAACGGTCTTTAACATAAAACCAAAAAAGCTGGTATGGCCCCTCAAGATCGATGAACCAATCCTCGTCCCAAATTTCTGTGTCTGTGTAGCGTTTTGACATTTTTTAAAAAAGCTTGGCCCCGTACTGAATCGGCTAAGAATAAATATATTTTTTCTACCTGCGCAACTATTTTTTTAGTTTTTCATCTATCCCCGGAAACCGCTTTAACAATTCCGCCATCGCTGCCTCATATTTGAGGCGCTCCGGTTGGTTTATAGGATACGCCATGGTACAACCGTAGCCTCTGCCATCAAGCATGTCGCGGCATTGGTGGTATATACGCTCTGCATCTTCGCGGGTCATGCCTGCGCCTCCCAAAAATTGTTTATTTTTTTCACAACGTTGAATGCCGAGAATACGGTCTGGTATTGCTCACAAAAGATTTTCCATTTTGCGTTCCAAGCGGGCCGTGCAAAACCCTTGACTTCGTGTATTTCTAGTTTGCCGTCAGGGAGTACGACAAGGAAATCGGGTTTGATATGCGTCCGACCTGCGAGGCGGATCGAAAATGGTTCATAGTACCACGCCTTGATAACGCCACAGCCCTTGCGTTTTTCGAGAAACCCCGCGTATTCCCTCTCCCAATTGTTTTTGTATCGGTCTAAAGGTTTGCGCTTGGGAAGGGGCAGCTCCGAAACCTGAGCGTTACCCTTTGTATAAGACTCATATTCTTCCTCTGTCCACCGTGCCGCTTTGGTCATTATCACTCTCCATCAATTTAAAGATTATTGGCTTCCCGTAGCTTTTACAATCTTCGTTGTAGCACAAGGCCGCAACCCTGGCAATCCCGGCAACAATCCATATGTTTCCTTGAGCTGCCAGGCGCGACGCACAATAGGGGCAGTCCATGATTAAAATGGAAGCGAATATTCGTCACTATAAGGGGGCGGTGTTTCGCCATCGCTTATAACCTCTCCCTTTAGTGGCAAAGGTTTACGACAAACATAATCTACCACTATGTTTTTGTCGGGGTAGGCGTCATCTTTGCTTTTTTGTATACCAATTTTTGCCTTGCCTACTTTACCATGTAGCTTGACCGAACTGAGTTGCCCCGACTGATAAAGGTCAAGAATGCCAAAAGAATCACAGCAGTGGCGAAGTTTTGCAGGCATGCCCTCAAGAAGATAATCGTATAGGTGGCAACGAATGCGGTCACCTTCCCACACCCCGACTTTAACCTCAATCATTTCATTCCCGCTCTTACTTATCTTGTCAACAGCCGACAAAATCTCAACATCGTAAATAGCTGCTGGCAATAGTGTCCGGCATTCGTTTTCTGATCTTGGCGTGAAATTCATTTACTTACCTCCTTTTAATTTTTTGTTTAATCTTGACAACATTTCATCGGCTTGCTTATCGGTCAGTTCGTCCCATTTGTCTGCGCCAAACTTTGTTAGAAACTTTTCGCAATCATCAGAAGAGACCTTTATAAGATCAACAAGGCGGATAATTTCTGCAACCTGTTCGGGCTTTGCAAGGGTGATCGTTTGCGTGGCGCTCTCAATAAAGTTTTTCCCGTAGCGCTCGCCAAATGTCGCGTATTCCAGTGGAAATGTTTCGCCTTGCGGAAAGCCGAGAAGTCTTGACTTGTGAACTACGGCTACAGCCGGGTAGGCGCTTCCCCGCCTGACAACACGGAGGGCAAGATCAAGTTCGTAAGAAGTTTTATCCCACACGTCCGCAATCTTGCCTATTTCTGTACGCTGTCCGTTGAGTTCCCCCCATTCAGCTATTTCGTGAGCGATAAAAAGAACATTCATGTCGAGCTTGCTTGTCCAGTTTATTAAACGCCTCATCCAAACTATCGCCGGCTTTTTGCTTGCACCAAAAGCGTCTTTGTTGCCGAGGCGCTCCGCCTCATTGGCAATCGCAGTTTGGTAAACCTTAGTTATGCTGTCAATGACGAGCGTTTTATATGGGTGCTTTTCGGTTGCTAACGCTTGCATTTGGTCAATAATGGTTGCAAAATCAAGCGACCCTTCTTCTGGTCCCATGTATGCCCCGTTGGCAGCTTTTAACCGCTCCTGATAATGCTTAAGATCGGCTCCTCCTTCGGTGTCAATATAATATGGATTTGGGAAGCTAAGAGAAAACCACGTTTTGCCTGCCCCTGAACTTCCGAACATCAGCATTTTTGTTTTTCCTGGCTCTACTGACTCAGGGTCTTTCCCCTTTAATTTAGACATACCACCTCCTCAAAAGCGTTGGGTTTAGAAAATTTACCATTTTTAAATGGCCAATCTTGTTTTCAGTGATCCGCGCCGATTGTACATATCAATGCGGCTATCTGTTTCTTGCTGTTGGCCGGCTTTGTTAAATATAAACGAAATCGCTCTCAATATCCTCAATGTCAAAAATATCAAAAATTGGATGTCGCGGCTCCGGCTTTTCCTCAAGATTAAATTCGTCGCCGTCGTCATCGTCGTCATCGTCGTCATCGTCGGGCACCATGTTGTCATATTTCCGTTGTGCGTCGCGCATTGCGTGTGCTTGGTTCCGCTGGTAATAAATCATCGCTACATCTCCTCCTCAGCTAAAATTTTTATTATCTCCTCTTGTACTTTCCTGTTTATAGCGTATCCAGCATATACGCTCCGTAGGTATGCCGGGCTATACGGCGCCGGGCGTATCTTGCGCTTGTTAAGGACGGAAGCAAGCGCCGTCCAGTCTATTTTAAGCGTTTTTACTTTTCTGTCCATTTAGATGTCTTACCTCCTTTTTAGTAGTAATTAAAATACTACCAAAACCACAAAAAAACAAGGACTATTTTATTTTAATTCAAGTGTTGTCTGTAAATGGTTTTCTTCTGGCGCTACGGGTTTTTTATCACCCAAAACCGGAACGCGCGTTTTTGCTATTTTGATTTTTGCGCTGATTTTGCCGTCGTAAATGCGTATGTATCCGCAAACCTGGATGCGCATTTTAGCAAGGGGGTTGACCATTTAATTCTTCCTCGCCTTCCTGTAAGAATATAGCGCCGCTTGTTCCTCTTTTTTCTCGCGGTCACGACGCTTCTTATCATAGTGGTGAACGATTCTCCGCCGCGCTTCTTCGCGCCCCATAAAAGGATCATTAGGTTTAATCATCATAGTACATCTCATGGCGCATGTGCAAAAAACATTTTACCGCAAGCTTCAAAAGACACCATGCCGCAAAAATCAACGCAACACCGACAACAGAGAGATACATCGGTTAATGCCCCTTTCGGATTGAGTACACTATGATATGTTTTTTTGTGTTGGTGGTTAGTTGCTCTTTGTGAACGTAAAGCCCGGATTTCGGAACGACCGTTCGCAGATAATGCTTGATTTCACATATCCTTTTAGCAAGTGATATGCATCGAAATGAATAAACCGCTTGCAAAGATGTTAATGTGTGCCCCGGAACAATTAGATGGTCGAATATTTTTTGGGTTTGTGGCTTCATTCCCGTGTGTGGCTTTTGTTTAGGTGTTGACTTAATAGGAACGCGAAACGTGCCTTTGGGGAGACACCAGTTTACGTGTGGGTTGCCTTTTTTAAACTGAACAATCTCGTCATAATATGGACTCCACTTACTATCTAACAAAATTTCCGTATCTTCGGGCAAGAGTTCGCCACGCTTAATGCTTCTGTATTTCATAGTTTTTCCCCTTTGTCGGCTTGGTGAACATCGTAAAAATGGATTGCAAGAATTACTCCAATGAAAAAAACTGCAATTAGCGCAATACTAAGCCAAAATGGGACATGGTTCATTATTAACCTCCTTAAGGGTTATTGTTGAGTTATCCCCTGCGAGCCGCCGCATTTCGAGGACGTCGGATCGACGTAGTCCGGTAAGTTCAAATAAAAATTGTTGCGTATCGCGATCGCTTGGCAGTTCGTGGGCTTGTGATTTGTACGACTGGCGCTCCGGCGTCTGGCCGCCCTGGTGTTTCCCGGTAGATTTGTGCCATCGATTACCCATGATTATTTGCCTCCTTGTTTTGGCATCGGTTCCCACTTGAGAAATAGCGCTTTTGATGATAGGCATTCGTTGCATGGCGAGTCTCGGAATCTTGAGTTCTTGTATTTGCAGTTAAGGCAGGTTTTGTTTTTGAGCCTCTGCCGGGGATAAATCCCCGCAGATTCCTGACAAGAACTACGCGACATGGCGCAATCCTTTCTCGTGGGCGGCACCCGCCCCGGCATTTAGGACATTAACAGCCGAATTAACATCTCGGTCATTATGCGCCCCACAAGCACAATCCCAATGCCTTACCGACAGTTGTGATAGACCAGTAGGGCCAGTTAAGGCTTTACAAGTCGCACACATCCTGGTGGAATTTCTCGAATCAGGTTCGACATATTTCCTACCGCATGAACTGCTTTTGTAGGAAATCATTTGTCTTAACTGATAGTGTCCAGAACTGGACACGGATTTACCAAACTTTATTGCAATGCCCTTGATGTTGTCTTTACTGAATGCTATTAATTTATTTTCTTTGACAAGCCGCAAAGACAGCTTATGGTTGCGGTCTTTCTTTTGGTTTGCAATGCGTTCCTGTATCCGGGAAGCCAAGGCCAGGTCATGACCACGTTGCGCTTGTGCTAACCGCTTAGCCGCCTTTTCCAATTCCCTTGGGTGCTCTATTTTTTCTCCGGTCGATAGAGTCAACAGACTTTTAAAACCCGGATCAATTCCCACCTGACCGTTACCGGTACAAACTATTGGTTCTCTCTGCGAGTCAATAAACAAGCACAAATACCAACCTGAAGCCCGCTTGATTATACGCCCGTTTTTGATAGTCCCTTTGGGAATCTCTTGCTTGTAATAGCGCACCTTGCCAATACCAGGAATACTGATATGGTTTTCTTTCGGCGGGTAAATGCGATCTGGAAAACTAATGCTATTAAGTTTATTCCGCACACCTTTGAGACGCGGCTTTCCACCGATCTTTTTGAAACACCTTTGCCATGCAGTATAAACTTGGGACAAGACGCCTTGAATAGTGTGAGAAGGAATGTCTAATTTCTTTCCATGATCGGCGAGAAGATTAACAAAAGCAAACTTGGAAAAGTAAATATTGTTTTGAGCGTTTAGCTCTATCTTCCGCAATCCCCAATTATACACAGAGGTAACAATCCACAGCCAACCATCAAGCGTGGATTCCTGCCTTTTATTAAGGCGAAGTTTTAGGGTTGAGGTTATCATGATTGTTGGTTGATATATCGTTGTATGGTTTCTGCTGAAACATTTCCCGCTGTAGCTGCGAAATAACTTCTTGTCCAAAGAGAAGGCAGCTTCCTTAAAACCGGATATTTAATTCTCAATTCGTGAGATGTCAGCCCCTTACATTCTTTGACAATCTCGTGCGCTGCCGTAGTGGGCCACCCTTGAACAAACAGGTGAATGTGGTCTGGCTGAATTGCCAACTCAAGAACCTTCCAGCCTTTATCTTTACATTTTTGCATTATTAATGATCGACAATCCTTAGCAATATTGCCGACCAAAACCGGCTTTCGTCTCTTGGGAATCCACACAAGGTGGAAAACCATAAGGTGTATTCGGTGTTCGTCTCTTTGATAGTCCATGTAGATAATATAATACATATCGACAACATTGTCAACAGTTATTTTGGCGAGCCTAACCACCGGGGTTAAAACCCCGTGGATTGCGGCTCGTCACCTGTTCATTGGTTACTCCTTTTCTTGGTTTTGACTTTTCTTCCAACAAACTGGACTCAAGGAAACGAATTGAAACGGCTCTCCTCAAAGCATCATAGTTCTGGAGGTCAAAACTATGATGCAGTGATATGGTAAACTGTTACTCAGAGGTATCCGCAGTTGTATCCGTATCTCGTCGGAAAAGCACCAAACCCGACGCAATCGCTATTTAATTGACCTGCTCACGTTCCCCGCGATTCCGACGGGCGTAAGCGCCAACCCAAACCAACCGCCCGCCTATGTAGCGCATTGGATTGCGACTTGGCAGGAAATGAAAAAAGGCCTTTGGTTCTTCAATCTTCCTCCCATCTGCCACGAACAGAAGGAGGATATGAAAACCAAAAGCCCTTTATCTTTGTAGTGTATTCGTGGTACGCCTACTTGCCACATAATATAATCCTTTTTCTTCTAAAAGTGTTAATTTTTTTTATTTTTTTATTCGAACACTAATCATGGTCGTGGTGTGGGTAGGTTTATTATAAAAAAGATTGTATATCCTAACCCCTGGAATTAGGTCAGCTTCGACGCGCATACAATCTTTCCAAGCCAGCACCCGGCCGTCGTTTGTGCAGGGCTGTATATCGCTGCCATCGCGCGCAACCGCCATCGCAAGCAGATCCAGGAGCATGGACCACTCCGTAAGGTCATGGGCAAGCCCCAACGCATTTTTGCCAGCTATGTGCGCCCGAAACGAATCATCTCGCGTATCCCGGAGGTGGGTGCTGGTCATGTCGCTAATCGGGTCAGTGGTCGTTTCTGCGTACATCATATTTTCCTCCGGGGTTAACCGCGAACTCGATCAGTAGGCGCCTCACGCGCTCGGTCTTTATTCGGTGTAGCTCTCCGTGAGTTTCCTCGGGCACCAGAATTCCGTATATTTTGTGCGGCCCCCCAGGCAGTGCAGGGCGATGCCCGCGCTGCTCGTCGGGTATTCTGTATGGGTTTGGGTTTGTCATAACTGGCTCACTTTCGTCTTGTTTTTTTGCCATATTAATTTATAGCGCTGAAAAGGTTTTCAAACTCTGACCCTGTTTCCGCGACCGACCGGCCGAAACAGTTTTTGTTATAATTTGTCAACGCGCATTCCCGGCAATCTTTTTTTGCCGGGTCGAGACCTTTGGGACATACCTTGCGACCTTTTGACAAAATCACGTTGAGTCCATCGATAAGCGGGCGCCCTGTATTGATTACGTTTTCCATTTTTTTACTCCGGTTAGTTAGTACGACATTGCCTTTTTCATCGCGGCCTGGTGACAATCCATATCAATCCCATCAAGATCGTTCTGTGACACCTGCTCGCCAATCCCATACATGCAATCGATCATGTCTGCCTGTTTTTGGGCTACGACAGGCTTTACGCTCAGGTGCTGCATCGCTTCGGCTTTTGTCTGGTATTTCATTTTTTGCTCCTCGGTTTGTGGTTTCTGTTCTTTTCTCTTGCCCTATAAATATACACAATAATTTAATTATTGTCAAACAAATAATGACAAATATTAAAAAAAGTGTAAACAAGGTAATTGTTTATACAAATCAATAACTTACAACACTTTTGTTTACAAGCTTGACAAATAGTCTATTGCTTTTTGCCGCGGTCAAGCATATTTTTACAACGGATATGGTAACGTGTGAATTTATTCTTCCCTATCAGGCGCGTCATCAAGCGCCGAGCAAAAAAAGGCCTGTATGGAAACTATTTTTTTCTGTATTTTTCAGCTTGTGTGTTTAATCGTTTTGGTTTATGGCTGGTATCAAATATTAAAAGATCAAAAAAAAATTCTGCAAATAATTACTTTAAACAACTCAAAACCAGTTCCGAACGTATTTCCAAAAGGCCAAGTTCCAGGTAAGGTTTTTGCTCCTGGTGTTTATCATATTGATAAAGCGCACGAAAATAAAGCTCTTGACGCAACCGATGCACGTCCCGAACCCTGGACCACAGAAGAGCTAACCCCTGAGGTGTAGTATGGCTAAAAAAGGTCGTCCTTCCACATATACCGTGGAGTTGGCAAATAAAATATGTTCCCTTCTCGCTGATGGACAATCCCTCCGCGCGATATGTTTACAAGAGAATATGCCCAACAAAGATACGGTTTATGGTTGGTTGTCTAAGCATAGTAATTTTTCCGACAACTACGCGCGCGCCAAATCGGATTGTGCTGACTTATTTGCTGAGGAAATTATTGAAATTGCCGACGATTCTCAGGGTGATCGTAAAATCATTAATCGCGCCGGAGAAATTATTGAAATCGTAGATCAGGACGCTATAAATCGTGCTCGCCTGCGCGTTGACGCTCGAAAATGGATAGCATCAAAGCTAAAGCCCAAAAAATACGGCGAGCATCTCGACATAGATCAACACGTTTCCGCCGAATCAATTTTAGTATCTGTTGACGGCAAAGAGATGTTAAAATTGCAAGTCAGCGAATCGAGGGAAGCCAAGTGAGTACACTCCAAGAGCGCGAAGATGTACGCAAGAAAAACGCCAAGCGGTTACGAATTGCCAAGCGCGTAAAGGCAATGGGTTTACAAATTAAGATAGACAATTTAGATACCGACGAAACAGAATGTATGGTTTGTGAGGATAAAGAAAAGCTTGGCAAACCCTCCAAAATGCAACTTCAACTATAAATGGCTATTGGCTTAAAGTCAATCAATCTTCACGCCATGCAAGGGAAAGCGGTATTTTCCCCTAAGCGTATCAAATTCTGTATTTCCGGCATTCAGGGCGGGAAGTCTTTGGTAGGCGCACTCTGGTTGAGGCTAACGACGGCACTTTACAAAGACAAAGATGATTGTTTCCTTGTTTGCGTTCCCACATATAAAACCTGGAACCAGGCAACATCATTTCATTTTAACCGCATGTTCAATGGCGTTGGTACGCATAATAAACAGGACGGAACATTTACACTAAGCAAAACGGGGCAAAAAATATATATTCGGTCGCTTGATAATGTTTGGTCTATTGAGGGTATTACCAACTGCCGAGCAATTTGGTGCGACGAAGTAGGACAGTTTCGATACCAGGCCTGGGTCAATGTTATGGGCCGTGCCGCGTTCAAGGAAGCGGATATATTTAACTCAACTACTCCCTACACGCTCAACTGGCTTTATCATGATATTTATCGGCCGTGGACCGAAGGAAAGCTTAAAGACGTTGATATATTTCAATGGCGATCAATAGATAATCCGTACTTTCCAAAAGACGAATACGAACGTCAAAAAGCCATGCTTGATGCGCGTATTTTTGCCATGAAATATGAGGGGACTTTCCAGAAAATGGCCGGTCTTGTCTATGAAGATTTTGACCGTGTTGAAAACGGATATGACATTTTCGACTGGAAAGCCCGCAAGGATTTGTTTTACGTGTACGCAGGCGTGGATTGGGGATATTCAAACCCGTTTGCCATTGTGGTTCGCGTCGTGCGTAAAGACGGTCAAGGCGACTATCAGATCGACGAGTTTATGCGGTCTTACATGACCCCAGATGAGTGTGTTCGGGTTGGCAAGGACTTCGGACAAAAATATGGTATCGAAATGTTTTATTGTGACGAGGAGGCGCCGGATTACATTGCAGCATTTAATAAGGCCGGGCTTAAAGCCTCGCCGGTAAAAAAGGGACCCGGTAGTGTTATGGCTGGTATAGGGTTACATCAATCGCTAATTAAAACTCGGCATCATCGCGTGTTTAAGGGCATGTGCCCTCAAACCGTGGACGAATATGAAACATACGCCTTTCCTGAGCGTGAAGGTCGTGCCGAAAATCAAAGTGAAAATCCGATAGATGCAAACAATCACCTCATGAGCGCGACGCGATATGTCACTATGGCAACACAGTGGATAAGAGATAAGGCTCGGCAGGAAGCAAAATTTAAACCGCAATTACAAAATGATCATATTGCAAAATTGTTGAAGCGTCATTCACAAGTAACAAGCTGGGAGTATGTATGATCTATGAATTCCGTTGTCCGGTGTGTGGAACCGAAAAGGAAGTTTATCGCCATCATACCGAATGCGCTAAGGAAGAAATTTGCGGCAATCCTTTATCTGATTACGACGTGTGCAACATGGTTATGACGCGAGTATTTTCCGTGCCGCAAGTGGCTGTGTCGTCTTTCGGCTATTATGACACTGGCCTGGGCGCATATATCGGCAACAAGCGTGATCTTGCTAACGCAAAAGCAAAAATCCGCGGTGAATCTGGTGTGGATGTGGTCGAGGTTGGAAATGATAAGCCGAAGTGTTCGCCGGTTATGAAGGATTATGATATCCCGCGCGGTATATTTGATGATTCGATAAAGGATTAATTATTTTCTTGCAGTTTAATTGTTAAAACATTATATTGTATGTAATTGCCTGACGTTGGCCAACTGAGGGTAATTTAAACATCGGTTGTTTGATCGCAAGCCGGTAAGGGGCTTACTCCCCCTTATCGGCTTTTTTTATTTATGGCGCTACTCGATCTAAATGGTGTTCCCGCCACAAATCCAGTCCTCAACGATTCGGACAAGTCCGAGTATTATAATCCAAGCGCGGACGAAAAGAAAGATATTGATTTACTATTTAAGGCGCTTGGTGAGGGGAAACAGTTTCGGTCCAAATACGATAAGCATTGGGATAAGTGGGAGCGATATTACGACGGCGACCAGTGGGAAGTAAAAAGGGCCGAAGGAAAAAGCATGCCGGTCGTGAACGTTATCCGGCAGACAATTCAATCAATGATTCCTATTCTCACCGATGCTCAACCGGGCTTTGACATCAATGCCAAAGCCCCGCAAGATTATGAATTCGCCGATATTCTTTCCGACATTATTCATTACTGGTGGACGTATCGCGGGATGAATATGACCCTGGTCGATACGATTACTCAGTGCATGTTTTATCATTGTGGTATCCAAAAGGTAATATGGGATGACGAACTTGAAAACGGCTTGGGAGATGTTCGTGTTGACGATCTTGACCCGCGCGACGTTTGGGTTCCTAAAGATACTATTGATTTTAATAAAAATTGTCGGTGGGTTATCCATCGAATGTGTAAGCCTCTGGGTGAACTTAGACGCTTATTCCCGGACAAAGCAGAACAGATTAAGGCAACTGGCGAGGATAAAAACAAGGCCGAAAAGCAGACAAATTCTTACGATGGACAAATAATGGTCGTTTCTCCTATTGACAAAAAGGAGAAAAACATACCACAGCAACCCGGATACGGCTATGATGATTCTCGCGTTGTGGAATTTTATGAAATGTGGCTGCAAGACTCGACGCTTATTCAAATTGAACAAGAGAGTAAAGAGCATCCTGGAGAAATGGAAACTGTGCAGCAAAAGCGGTATCCGCACGGAAAAATAATTACCGTGACCAATGATCGGGTGTTGCTACAATCAGCCGAAAGTCCTCGCAAAGATGGGCGCTTCCCCTTTGTGCGATACGTTGACATGCAAAGGCCTGGGAAATTTTACGGCGACGGAGAGATCGGGCAACTATATGAACCTCAAAAAATGCTCAATAAAACCGTGGCGGTTATTTTTGATTGTCTTAATATGATGGGAAATCCTACATGGATTTGTGATACGAATAGCGGTGTTGACCCTGATTTAATCACGAATACTATTGGGCAAGTGATTATGAAAACGACTGGCAGTGAAGTGCGTCGCGACGAGGCCCCCACAATTCCGGCGTATATTTTTCAGTTTTATAGCGAAATGCAAAAAATGATCGACCAGGTTTCCGGCATGCACGATATCACGCAGGGCCGTAAACCGATGGGGGTCACTGCGGCAAAGGCCATTGAAACACTACAAGAAGCGGCACAAACAAGAATACGGCTCAAAGAGCGAAATCTTGGTGGTTCTTTGGTTCAACTGGGGTATTTAGTGGTTAATACCATGATGCAATACTATGTTAAACCTCGTGTTGCAAAGTTGGCGCAAAAAGGACAATGGCCTCAGTTTTTGGAGTTTTATTTCAAGTCGCCCGATGAAACCTCGTATTCAATGGCGACGAAATATCATACATTTTACGAAAACAATCGAAAATATATCGCTGAACAGGATTGGGCAGAAACGCAACCGACTAAGGGCATTTTTGATATTGAAGTCCAAAGCGGGACTTCACTCCCGTTTCAAAAAGAGAATCGGGCTAATTTGGCAATGTCTCTGTTTGATAAAAAGGCAATAGATCAAGAGAGTTTGCTTGATACTTTGCAGTGGAAAGATAAAGATAAAATCATGACACGCATGGCGCAAGTGGCTGCTGCCGCTCCGCCTCAACCTCCTCCGGGGGCATAATATGAACGATTCGTTTTTTAATAGGCCACAAGGTAATCCGGCAGCGGTTGCTCGGGGAAACAATCCCGGCCAAGGCCAAGCCGGAAACGTTAACCCGCAACAGGAACAGGCTCGACGGCGTTTCGGAAAAATTCCGACAAACCCCGTACCTTTCCCGGGTCAAATGAACGGGAACATGCAGCATGTTCAGACAGGAAGACGGCCTCCCAATCCTGGCGAGCAGGTGAACACGCAAGCCCCGATTCCTGCCGGCCAAATGGCTTCCGCTCCATCGCAAGGCGCTGTTCCCGCTCAAACGCCGCAAGCTCAGCCTATGCTAATGCCGCAAGCGGGTGGTGGAAACCCTCAAATGGCAAGCCCTGGCGGGTTCGGTCAATTGTCGCCACAAGCTCAACAGGCGGCTTTACAACGTCAATTACAACAGCAACAAATGGCAGGGAGATAAACCTATGCCCCTCGAAAAAACGAGTACAACGCAAGACGATCCGGCGAACATTTTCAAGCAAAAATCGGATTATGATATTGATAATCAATTTTCCAATTTGCCGCAACAGGTAATTTCTGGCGCTGGAAAAAAAGTCGATAAGGAAGCGATAAAGCGTCGGTTAGCGGCGGAACAAGCGAAAGGTGGACAAAATGCCCCCTCCTGGCAATAGTAAATATCCCGGTGCGTCGGATATGCCGGAAATGAATGGGCCTTCTCCCGGTGGAACAGGTGGCCCTCAAGCTCCCGGTAGCAGTGCGCCCGCGGTTAATCCGGTTATAGGCGCTATACAAACAATAATGCAATGGGTAACGGCTCTTGAACAAAAACAAGACCCCAGCGCGGCAGCGATTAAACAGGCATTTGTCTCTTTTGTTCAGGCAATGCAAGCGGCTGGCGGCGGTGGCGCCCCCGGTGGTGGTCAACCTCCCCAACCTCCTGGCGGGCCTGCCGCTCCTCCGCCTCCCGGCGGATCGAAAGCAGTTCCTGTAGGGGCTGGTCCGGGTACAACGGCAATGAATGCGGGTGGCAGTCCGACTGCTCGCCCGATGTTATAGATTTTTAACGTAAAGGAGAATTATTATGGCAAACAATGGTGGCGGCGGGGTTTATTTCGCTGGTGAAGGTAATCAAGACCTTCTTTCCGACAGCTACAACACGACTCCGGCACAACCCGGAAGTCAAGGCGGCGGAAATAAGTTCGAATTTGCGGATGGTGGCAATGGCGACGATGTGAACACGACTATTGGTGTCGATCTTAATAAGATGGTTAACAGAGATCCCGTAAATCATGATTATTCCGGTCCCGGATTCACGCCAATTCACGATAACGAATGGACCGGAAACAACCTTTCAGGAGCAAAATAACCTTTTCACCAAAGGACAAGGAGTTTTATCATGGCTATTGGAGACGAAAACGCCGGTTACGAACAAGCGGCAAGCGATGGATTGGCCGATCCCTCTGTTAGTTCAGGGGAACAGCCGGCCAATTCGGATGCGGCAGGCACTCAACCGGACGCAAGTCAAGCGGCTTCTAACACCTCGACGTGGAATCCCGAAGAATGGGCGATTAACGTCAATGGTCAGAAGGTGCTACCAAAAAGTCGAGAAAATATATTGCAGTGGGCAAATCAGGGGTACGGATACTCTCAAAAAGCGGCGGAGTTGAATAAGCAGCGCCAAGAATTGGAAGCGCAAAAAGGACAATACGCGCAATACTCTCAACTTAACGAAGCTTTCGAGAAAAATCCGTCGTTTCGAAACAAAATAATCGAACTTTATCAACAATCACAGCAAGGAACGGCAACACCACAGCAACAGGCGCAAGTTGGACAGCTTCCTCCTGAAATTATGCAGAAATTACAGCGGGTTGACTCGCTGGAAAGCGAATTTCAGGCAATAAAGGAAGAAAAAGAGGACAAGCTTTTAGACCAGGAAATTCAGTCTTTACAATCGAAGTTCAAAGATGAACCCTGGAACGTTGATGCGGGTCAAGGGACACTTCTTTTTCAAGTTCTCAAAAAAGCTCAAGAAACGGGCCTTACAAACTTGGAAGATGTGTATAAAATGATTCGTTTCGACCATGTGCGGGCAAACACTGAAGCGGCAACGCGCAAGCAGTTGGCCGATCAGCAAGCCGAAAACGCTCGAAAGGGTGTTGTGGCAAGCCCAACAAGTCAAAAGCCTTCAGCTCCTCAATTTAATCCTAAAACGCCATGGAACAAGCTGAACGCTGCCGAAATGCTTGCAAGTGTGTCACAACAATAAGGAGTGTGAGCTATGGCAACGATAAACTACGGCGAAGTCGGGGCAATTACCCAAAAATACTTCGTCCCGAAACTTGTGGACAATATCTTTACAAGTAACGTGCTGCTTCAACGCGCACGTCAAAAGTGGATGGAAAAAATCGACGGCGGGACTCAGATCATTCAGCCGGTGGCCTATGCGACCACAACGGCGAGCGGATGGTATCAAGGTTCGGACACGCTAAATACGACTGCAAACGACCAGATCGACAACGCTATTTTTGATTGGGCATTCCTCTACGCAAATATTACGGTTGCGCGGACGGATGAACTCAAAAACAGTGGGCGAGAACAGATCGTTAATTTTGTAAAGTCGAAAGTTCAGCTTGCCGAAAAAACCATGGCGAACAATCTTGGAACTGCTCTCTATACCGGGACTTCGGCGGCCGTGCAAATCGTGGGATTACAGACCGCGGTTGGAACAGGTCGAACGTATGGGTCGATTGCCGATTCGACGTATACTTGGTGGGCTTCTCAGATCGATTCGACAACCACTGCGCTTTCAATTCCTGCGCTTCGTACATTGCTCGGCAAGTGTACGATCGGTTCCGATAAGCCCTCGGTAATCGTTACGACTCAGGCAATGTACGACGCTCTATACGGATTGCTTCAACCGCAACAGCGTTTTATGGACAGCGAGACTGCAAATGCAGGCTTCGTCAATCTCATGTTTGAAGGAAAGCCGTATGTCGTCGATAACCGATGTCCTACCGGTTATCTGTATGCAATCAACGAGGACTATATCCATCTTTTTGTTCACAAAGACGAGGATTTCCGGTTTGAACCGTTCATCAAACCTACAAACCAAAACGTAAGCTCGGCCAAAATCTATTGGGCGGGCGCGTTGGTTGTGGATAATCCGCGTATGATGGGAGCATTTACCGGTTTGGTTGCGTAAACGTAAAGTAAACAATTTTAGAAAGGGGCAATATCATGCCTGGAACGTTATATCAAAATCCGACTCTCTTTAACGAGTCGGTGTCGGCGGTTACTGCAAGCAACACGGTTGCGCTCGGAGCGCAGCGGTGGGAGGGCGGAAACCAGTATGTGTACGGGTATCTCGATTCGTCAACCCCCGCCTCGGCGGTTCCTGGAAACGCCTTGAATATCCTTTCGGGTGGATCGGGTTATACCTGGACAACCTCAATGGCGATAGGTGACTTTGCTATTGGAGTTGTGCAGAACACCACGATTACAACGGGTACCTACGGATGGCTTTTACAGAACGGGAAAGGGTATGGACAAGCTTCTACCATTTCCGCTGTTGCTCAAGCTCAGTTGCTTGGCGTTACCGCGTCGATGACCTTCGGGGCCTTTATAAATCAGGCTTCGGGTACAACTGGGGGCGCTCCGCAGTGTGTGGTCGGTAGGGCGATTTTGTCGGCAACTACAGGATCAAGCTTTCTTGCGAATTTCTTTTTCCCGAACGGCTAATTAAAAAGCCCGGTAGGGGTGGTTGTCCTCCTTTGGTGAAGGACGGCCGCCCCGAAAGGCATATTATTCACTATCCCATTTTTTTACCAAAGGAGAATAGGGACCATGGCAGAAGAAACGAATGCAGCAAATACGGTGGGTGACGGATCGGTTCAGGTAATCAATCCGGTTGTTCTTGCGTTACAGAATGAAAATGCAGCGCTCAAAGCTCAATTAGATTTGTCGATTACTCGCGCTGATCTCATGTATCAACCGTACATTGATCCGCCTCAAAGCAAAGAAGTGCTTTATGCACAAGCGTGTTCGGGCGACACGGTTACGGTTAAATCGTTCAAACCTCAATGGCTCGATCATTGGAAAAAGAACGGCGCAAAGTATGATTTTAAAGCCAATTCTGTAATGAATGACTTCGGAAAATTTGCGTTTAAGCCGGTAATTTGTGCAGGCTCCGGGCCTTCATTAAAGGTCAATGCGTATAACCTTAAGATTCGTGATGGCATTGGGCTTGTCGCGTGTCTGCATTCGCTTGGATTTCTTGAAGACCTTGGATGTCCTGCTGATTATTATTTAACCCTGGATAGCCAAGATATAACCATTGGCGAAATGTCGCAAGGGGGAACAAAAGACGAGCAGTATTATTGGGATTTAACTAAGGACCGAACACTCGTCGCTTGCGCGGTTGCAAATCCTAAGCTTATTGAAAAATGGCAAGGGAAAATCTTGTGGTATAATACCATAGTTCCCGATATGGAGTATCAAGCCGAAGTTGATAAAACGGGTTTTAATCTGTATTTTAACCTTGGCGGCAATGCTCTGGGGGCTTGTTATTATTTCGCACGCGCAATCCTTGGGGCGTGTCCGATTGCTTTGGTTGGCGCGGATTTCTGTTTTTCTAACAAAAGGAAATTTCACGCTTGGAACAGTCCATACGATCAGCAATTCTCCGGGCTGGAAATGGCTAACGATGTTTTCGGTAATCGGGTCTATACCTGGCGGTCGTATTTCAATTTTGCAAAGTGGTTTGAATTCATTTCGCTTGGCGGCGGTGGGGATAATCCGCACTTGTTCTATAATTGTACCGAGGGCGGAATTCTCGGCGCTTATCCGGGCGGAAATGTAAAATCAATTATTCAAATGCCGCTCAATGCCTTTATTCATTCGTTTAATCAACATAAAATGATGAAAGGGCTTTATGAAAGCGGATCAAAAACTCTGTTGTTTTAAAGGAGATTAATCATGGCGACAACCTTTTCTGCCATAACCGGTATACCCCGGCCTTCGGTCTGGGGCAATCACCGAATGGATTTCGGAACAATCAATCTTTCGGGAACGGCCGATACGACGAAATGCAACCTCAATTATGTTTTTGGAGCAATGCTTTCCAATCAGTCGGTCACGAGTGGTTTTAGGTATAGTGTGGCCTGTGGTGTTATCAGCATTATATCCGGTACAACCGGAGACGCTTACAACTGCCTCGTTTGGGGCAAATAAGGGGGCGATATGGCTTACGGTTTATACGGCAACCAGGCAATCGCATTGCCCATGGTAAGCGGTCAAAGCGTTACGTCGTACTGTAAAATTACGGGAGCAAATCAAGTGTGGATTGAGCTTCCAACATTTGCGGCCGGGATGGGAACGGCAAGTTTAAATGTTTACATTCAGGCAAGCCGGACCGCGATAACGTCAACGTTTCGACGGATTTCGGTAATGGGTAATTATTCCGGCGCAACAGGTATTTATAATTGGGAAATCCCCGCTGGTGTTGGCGGATTCATGGTTCAAGCTCCCGTTAATTTAACTTGGAATTATATCCAACTCGAATTTAATGGAGTGGCGACGGCGGCCGGATATACTCCGGTAGTACATGTTCATCAATAATTTTTCACCAAAACCAAAGGAGATCGGTCATGCTTAAATCAAAGGTTTGGAATCGGGGAGAATCCGATTACACGGAAAAGTTTAAAGATAAAGAAATCACGGTTCCGGCAGGTGGATTTATCATAATGAACACATACGATGCCGCCGAGTTTAACGGGCAATATCCAGGGAAAGGCGTTATAAAAATGCTTCGAGTCGAGGATATTCCAGGCAATGAAGACGGAAAGCCCCACATCTGTAATATGTGCGCGGAAAGTTTTGCGTCCGATGAATTGCTCGTTAAGCATTTAAGGACACATAAGCCCATGGAAGACAATGCTCAAGAGCCGGAAGACTCGGAATCGCTTAAGGCCCGCATAGCGGAACTCGAAGCGCAATTAATTAAAAGTAAACCCGGTCCTAAACCGAAAAAGGACTTGACACATGACACCGGCACAAATACTCGCAACGGTTAGGGCGCAATTTAATGAGCCAACGGAAAACTTTTGTACGAACGCTGAAATATACCAATATCTTTGGGAAGCCGAATGTAATATAAATAATATTGTTGAATGCGCCGAATCGACAGACAATACTTTAAGCACGGTTCCCGGTACTGCCGAGTATGCGCTTCCGGCTGAATTGTTATATGTAAAGCGTGTACTGTGGAATTATGTTCGCTTGAAAAAGATTGACTTTAGGGAATTAGAAAATCAAGAAGGTCAATCTTATGGAAAGCCCATTGCTCAGGCCCAACCGTATGCGTATTATTTATATGGCGCGAACATCGGATTTTATCCTACTCCAAACCTAAGCGGGCCGGTGGCTTTATGGGGAATACAACAGCCGGTCTTGTGCAATTCCTCATCGACGGCCTTTACGGTTCCGCAATTGTTTCATCAATTGTTTCCTGATTATTGCTTATATCGGATGTTTTCCAAAGACCAGGAAGATAGCCGGGCGGCATTTTATAAGGGAAAATTTGACGAAAACATGCAAGCGGCCATAAGGTCGTGGAACGTTTCGAAATCGTCGGATAGAATTTATATGGTCAAGGATTCGGATAGGTTTCCTGCGGTTTACCCTGGAATGGTGTAAAAGTGAAGTATCAAGCTGAAATAGCGGTATTTGACGGCGGTCTTAACACCAAGGCCGCGCCGAATACGATATCTATAAATCAGTCACCAAGCCTTTTGAATGTGTCCTTCGACAACTTTGGGGCTGTAGGTACTCGCGGGGGGCAATTAACTCCATATGCGCCGATAGCAAGCGCAACCATTGACGGTTTGGCCGCTCTTAGGCTAAACAATTCCACTTCTTTTCTTGTTGCAATGTGTAATTCGACGCTTTGGTACGCTGCGGGGGCTTCTTTCGTTCCGGTTACGGGTTCAACCGGGATTTATACGGCGGGTGTCGATGTTTGCTTCTTGGTAAATCAAAACCGGCTGATGATGACTAACGGATTCGCACAACCGTATAAATGGGATGGCACTTATTTTACTAAATTTGGGGTAAGCGCTCCGGTTGTCGTGGTTTCGGCGGTATGTGCCGGTACTGGACTTCTCAACGGTACGTATCAATATCTTTTAACCGGTGTAAATTCCGCTCAAGTTGAAAGTAATGTCGGGCCGGTTAATTCCGGGTTGGCAATTGTGAGCGGAGAAGTGAATATTTCAGGAATTCCCATTTATCCGGCAAGCGCTGGTGTGGTCGGCATTAATATTTATCGCAACACGGCGGGTGTGGTCGGTACTTTTTTACTTGTTACTCAGGTTGTGAATGGTCAAACGGCAGTCGTGGACAACAATCCCGATGCTTCCCTTGTGACTTTTTCACCTACAGACAACGGAACGATGCCGCCATGCAAATTTACCTGTCAATACCAAGGACGGGTATTCGCGGCCGGAAATCCTGCGGCCCCAATGACGGTTTATTTCAGCAATCCTGAAGATGGAGAATGGTTCCCGGCGCTTAATTTTCTAAACATAAGCGATGGTGACGGATATCCGATAAGCGGAATTGCATTACTCGGAAATTCGATTATTATTCACAAAAATGACGGCAACGGTAATGGGTCAATATGGCTGCTATATATTCCCGATTCAACTGGCGCGAGTGGCGCGGACAATTGGTATTTAATTAAAGCGGCTTCCGCCTATGGCGGGCAAAGCAATAAGGCGATTGTTCCCTATAATAATTTGCAAACCTTTCTCAATTCAAAGGGGTTATTCGCATTATCGGGAAATAATTTAGCAATTTCCGCCGCTGATGCTCAAGTCGGTAGTTTTAAAAGCGATTCGAAGTCGTTTAATATTGAACCAAACATTTTCGCAATGAATAATCCGCTTGTTTCCGGCTCGGCAGGGTGTTTACATAATAATAGGCTTTGGTTTTCAGTTCCTTCGTCGGGATCAAGCGCGAATAATGACCAAATAATGCTTTATGATTATCAACGGGTAAGCAATCCCGATACGAATACGGGGGCATGGTCGCTATTTAGTGGGCATAATATACAGAATTTCGCCGATTATGCGGGAAATCTGTATGGCGGGTCGTCGATAGCGAATGGGTTAGTCTATCAATTGGATTCTGGCGTGAGTGATTCGGGCAATCCAATAGATTCTTATTTTGTGACGGCCGGAATTAATGGATTGCCCGAACATAAGGACCATACAAAGGTTTGGCGGTGGCTTTATGTCTGGTATTATTGCGAAGGTAATTGGAATGTAACTATTTCCTGGCTTTTGGATTATGGAACGACCTATAGTACGCCGGTTACGCTCAATTTAACTCCTGGCGGGTCACTTTGGGGTTTTGCAATGTTCAACGTAAGCAATTGGGGCGGCGGGCAAGCTAATAATAAGGCAAAAATTGGGCTTTTGGGAAATGAAAGCAGGGATATTCAATTTAAGTTTGAAATTAATGCGGCAAATCAATACTGGAAGATAAATAAAATTCAGGTTGTTTATAATTTAAGGTCATTGAGGTAATAATTATGGCTGATGCAACGAGTTCGGCGATAAGTCCCACGGTACAAAGTACAAGTAATTACGCTCCAGCGACCAGTAACGGGCAAAACGCTTATGACTTACAGCGGCAACAGGTGCAGTCGCAAGCGGAACAGCAAAAAGCGGCGCAACAGGCGGCGCTTAAGCGGAGGCTTGCGGCTCAAGGGCTTTCCGATAGCGGCGTAAATGTGGCGGCGGCCAATACCGTAGATCAGAACGTCGCATCGACTGAGGGCGCGGCGCTTTCTTCTATTGATACACAACAGTTGGCGGCGGCTCAAGCGGCGGATACGGCGGCGCAACAATACGCATATAATACCGGGCTTCAAAGCCAAAGTATTGCTGGAAGTTTGGCTAATACGACATTACAGGGTTCGAATCAAATGAATGTTCAGGGACTGGTTAATACTGGTTCTTTGCTGGATATTGGAGCACAAGGAACAAATCAAATTCAGGCAATTAATGCTCAAGGACAAGTTCAATCCGGGCTTAATTTGCAACAATATGGATTTACTACCCAAGAAGCGTCCGCGGCGGCTACCTACGCTCAACAGTTACAAGCGCAAGTAACGGCAGGACAACTTTCCATAGCTTCGGCCAACGCGGAGTATCAACAACAATTGGCTTCATTGCAAGCAGGCTTTACATCCTCTCAGATTGGACAGCAGGGAGTTATTCAGGCAAGCGCTGCCGCCGCTCAATACGGATATAATACCGGGTTACAAGCGCAACAGGGTCAAATTAACCAATCTCAAGGTTCGGCCAACGCTGCTTATGC